CATCAGTTTCATCTAATGTATTTTTAGCTAATTGCCAAGATTTATTGTTATACGCAACATTAGGTGAGGCAGAACCATATCTTATGAATGACGCAAGAGTGCAAACTTGGGCTGCATTATACGATAGGGGTGTAAATTCATTAACAGCAGCAGACGATTCTAGTGAGTACACTGGTAATCTTTCAATTACAACAGCTTAAGGAAAAATTATGTCAGAAATGTCAAACTATTTAGAGAACGCTTTAATAAACGTAACTCTACGAGCAACATCTTACACAGCACCAACAACAGTATATGTAGCATTATTTACAAGTAATCCTACAGACGCAGGTAGTGGTACAGAAGTAACTGGTGGTTCATACGCTAGAACTTCAGTCACATTTGCAGCACCATCTAACGGTGTAACTACAAATAATGCTGACGTTACTTTCCCAACTTGCACATCTTCATGGGGAACAGTAGGTTGGATTGGTATTTATGATGCTTTAACAACAGGCAACTTACTTTACCATACACCTTTAGATACAGCAAAAACAATTGATACTGGTGACATCTTTAAGATTTCATCTGGCAATTTAAGTGTCACTTTGAGTTAGTGTATAATAGTGGTTATGAAACATTGCAAATATTGCGATACAACTAAACCACTATCTGAATTCTATAAAAAGAAAACAGGAAAGTTTGGCGTAAAAGCTGAATGTAAATCTTGTACTAGTGTGTATGAAAAGAAAAGATGGCAAAAAAATAAAGATACTGCATATACACAAGAGCGTAAAGAATATAGAAAGCAACACTATTTAGCAAATAAAGAAAAAGTAGCAAAGCAGTCTAAAGAATGGTCAAAAAATAATCTTGATAAAAGAAGATTATATCGTTCTAATAGGCGTGCAAAAATATTTAATGCAACACCAGCATGGGCAGATAAAGAAACAATAAAAGATATATATAAAAAAGCACATCTGCTATCAAAACAACATAATGTTCAATACGAAGTAGACCATATTATTCCATTACAAGGTAAAGATGTGTGTGGACTTCATGTTGAATGTAATTTACAAATAATTACTATGGAACAAAATAGAATGAAAGCTACAAAATATGAGGACAAATCATGGCGTTAGTCGTCAAAGATCGTGTCCAAGAAACTTCTACTACCACAGGCACAGGTACGTTTACGCTTGCTGGTGCAGTATCTGGCTTTCAGTCATTCTCTGTTATCGGCAACGCTAATACTACTTACTATGCTATTGTAGGTGGTTCAGAATGGGAAGTAGGTCTAGGCACATACACATCTTCAGGCACTACTTTATCTCGTGATACTATATTAGAGTCTAGCAATGGTGGCACAGCAGTAAACTTTAGTGCAGGTACAAAGAACGTATTTGTTACTTATCCTGCTGAAGAATCTGTTTACCAAGATGCAACTGGTACAGCCTATGCTCCACAGTTTGCTGCATCTAACGGACTTAATGTTAATAACGGAACTATAGGTACATCTTACACATTCCCTACAGGATATAACTCTGTAGAAGCTGGTGATATTACTTTATCTGGTGGTGTTACAGTTACAGTTCCTTCTACATCAAGATGGGTGATAGTATGAGTACAATTATAAATGCAACTACAACCAATGGTGTTGTTATACAGCCTGATAATAGTGGCTCTTTAGTATTACAAACAAATAGCGGAACTACAGCACTAACTATAGATACATCACAGAATGTAGCTTTTGCTAAAGGTTTTACTGTAGGTGCTACAGCTGCCCCAACATTTAGAGCTTCTAAAAATAGCGGTCAAGCAATTAGTACAAGCACATGGACAAAAATACAATATAACGTAGAAGATTGGGACACTAATTCTAATTACGATAACGTAACAAATTACCGCTTTACACCAACAGTAGCTGGAATATATGCGTTACTAGAGTCACCAATAATTGCATAGTTAATACCAATGTTTCCAGAACTAAAATTTGGTGCTATTTGAACTTTATAAGTAATAGCACTTGTAGTTGCAGGACTATCTAAATATGTCATATTAATAGGGCAAGTAATTTGCGAACTTGCAGCACTACCACTTTGAGAAAATGTTGCTACTCTAGTTCTTGAACCATTAGTATCACCTATAAAAGTTGCAGTATTACCACCAGTAAATTTAGCATAACAAATTCTATCTACTGTTAAAGATGCTGTTACTTGAGCTATAAGTAATATTTTATTAGATGATGAACTAGGTGTAATTGATACAGATAAACTTGTGACATCTGTCCAGTTACCAAATCCACTAGCTGTAATAGTTTGTGTTCCTGTAAATATAGCTTGAGATGTTTGTAATATAGTACCTGCAGGAAAGTTAGTATTAGTTCCATTCGTAAGCACAGTCCCACTTGTAGTAGGCAATGTTAGCGTAGTTGTGCCTGATACTGCTGGAGAGGATAATGTAACGCTACCAGATGTAGAACCGTTAAGTATAAGGTTAGCCATTATTTATTACCCTTTGGATATTTAGCTTTTACTGCTAGACAAGCGTCTATATATGCTTGGACTTGTGCGTTATCACCTTTAACAATACCGTCTATGTAGTCTGTAATAGGAGGATATTCTTTAGAACGTAAGTTTTTATACGCTTCTGGGTCTACCCAAGCGTCAACAAGTGATAAGTCTATTTCTACTTGATTACCGTCTTTATCAAACGCACCTTTTGTATCATCTATGGTGACTACTTGTGAGTATAATTTGTATATAGCTTTATGGTTCATCATGCTGCAACCTCCATCACCATGATTGTTGAATAGTTTGTTCCATGATAACTACCATCTCCAGTTCCACTTTGTGTATTAACTAAAGATGTTCCAGAGTCATTTCTAATTTGAAGTTTATAAGTAGTAGCAGATGTTGTGCTTGGTGAGTCTAAAGTAATACCTGTTAAAGAATTAACGGAATTTGAACCAAAAGTAGCTTGTGACGTATTTCTTATTCTAGAGCCACGAGTATCTCCAATTGCTATTGCTGTTGAATTTCTTACTATTTGTACCATTGCTGCATCAGCACTATCACTAGCTACTTGAACTGCCATAAAAACTAAAATTTTACTTGTTGTAAATTTTGGTGTAATTGATAAAGTAAGTCCAGTAATGTCTGTAAAAGACCTAGAAGTTGTTGAAAATGTATCAGATTTTGACGCACTAACAACTTGCAAAATACTTCCTACTGGCATACTAGCAGATGCTAATTTACCTGTTGCTGTTAATGTTCCTGCAAATGTAGCGTTTTGTGATGTATCTATAGTAAGAGCTGTAGTACCGCTATTAGTTTGTAATACTAATGAGCCACTATTATCAGGTTGTATCACTACACCATTAGTGGTAGTTGCATTTATAATTGTACTCATACTATCACCCATCTTGATGTAGAAGGAACGGTAACTGTTGCACCACCAGCAATAGTAACATCACCAGCTTCTACAGAGTTATATCCTGTAGGGAATGTATAAGATGTTCCTATAGTTCCGTTATTAACATTTAGTCCGTTAGATGCAGCAAACTGTGGAGCATAAGCATCACCAGTAGCATCTTGGTAAACAGCTTCTTCAGCAGGATAAGTTACAAATACATTCTTTGTGCCTGCACTAAAGTTTACTGCTGTACCACCATTGCTAGACTCTAATATAGTAGTACGAGATAAAGTAGTGCCTGAAGATGTGTAAGTACCTAGACCTACTTCCCATTCTGCACCACCTACAATAGCGTAGTAAGTAGTATTACCGTTACCAATAGCAGAGAATGACTGGAAGCCAGATACTGCACCAGCAAGCGTAAACGTACCTGTGCCTGTAGTAGTAGAAGTCTCTTGGACTCTATCCTTGACGACTAACGCCATGGTTTATCCTTAAGCTAATGTAACTGAAAGGTTGCCAGATGAAATCTTAAAGATATCACCAGTATCAATTGTTTTTGCTGTATCTAAAGGTGTATGGTAAAGTAAGTTAGGTCCTGAAGTAGAATCATTAATACCAATCCAACCTACTGTTCCCCATGAAGCTGTGCAAGTTGGGAATGTAACGTCAGCAGAATTTGTAGTAACACCGTTAGATGGTGCTCCAAATGTAACTGCTGTTCTAGCATATGAACCACCAGTTACTTCTGTACCTGAAGCATCATCATTAGGGTTTGAAGTCCATAATGATACATAAACTGTTGTAGGTGCTGTGTAAGATGTTGCTCGTAGAGTTACGTTAATTAAAGCGTTCTCTAAATAGTTTGACATTTCTGACATAATTTTTCCTTAAGCTGTTGTAATTGAAAGATTACCAGTGTACTCACTAGAATCGTCTGCTGCTGTTAATGAATTTACACCCCTATCGTATAATGCAGCCCAAGTTTGCACTCTTGCGTCATTCATAAGATATGGTTCTGCCTCACCTAATGTTGCGTATAACAATAAATCTTGGCAATTAGCTAAAAATACATTAGATGAAACTGATG